ATTTCAAACCAACCACCTAAATTATCTAATCCTGTGCTTATTCCATCAAATACTGCTAATAAAACATCTAAAAATGCATTCACTGCATCTCCTGTAAACGAAAACGCAGTAGCTATTGCTGTAACTCCGAAAACAATCAAATCTAATAAACCTAATTTTATTACAATATCCCATATTGCCTTAAAAACTTTAACTACATTTTCAAGAGCGTGAAAAAATACTGCGCCTGCTGTTCCCAATGCTTCAAACATCTTTGTAAGCATTGGTTTATTTTCTTCTGCCCATGTACTGATACTTTGAAATATTTGTTGTATAACAGTCAAAACTGTATCAATAAATGATTCAGCATAAGGTCTGATTGTCTCAAACATTTGAACCATGCCTTCCCATATTGCAGTAATGGCTGGTTGTATTGCTTCAAATATATATTGCATCTTTTGGAATATCGGCATTAATACTCCACCTAATTGTGAGATAAATAAGCTTATCTTTTCAGGGTCAAATCCTGCAACGAAGCCTCTAATAGATTGCATACCAGACATTATTGCAGGTGCTAACACATCTCCTAATTCTATTGCTGCAACACCAATCTGAGATTTAAGTTGGTCAAACTGATAACCTAAACCTTCTTCCATATTTTCCTGCATCTCGTCCATGACACCTGTAGCGTTCTCTGCTTCTGATGACATTTCTTTTATAGAATCCGCACCAACGTCCATTATAGCCGCAAGACCTGATACTGACCTTGTTCCAAATACATTCTGCATAAATTGTGCTTTTTGAGATTCACTTAATTTTCCTGTTTTCTTTTCAATATCTCCAATGATATCAATCATATTTCTCATTGGTCCTGATGTTGCTTCTATTGATGTCTTTTCTTTATCATACTGTTCATTCAATCCTTTCAGCATTGTTGCCGCAGTTGATTGAGAAATTGCTCCACTATCAGCTAAATCCTGAATTTCTTTCATCTTAGCAGATAAAGGACCTAATCTTTCTTCAGCAGCTTTTGATGCTTCCGTTGTTGACCAAACCTGAATACCTAAATTATCTAATGCTGCTGCTGCGGCACCAGTTGGTGCTGCTAAACTGATAAAGGTTTTTCTTAAAGTGGTTCCTGCCATGCTTCCTGTTATACCTGCATCAGCTAATACTCCTGTTAATGTTCCTGCTTCAGCTATTGACATTCCAAATTGTGCTGCCAATGGTGCTACATATGTAAATGAATCTGCCATCTGTTGCATGTTCAACTTATGGTCTTTCATAGCTTTAGTAACAGTATCTAATGTTTTACCCATATCATCTGATTCAATACCGAAAACTTTCATAGCAGTCATTGCAAAATTTGCTGCTTCACCTGTTTCTAATAAATTAACTTTTGCAAATAATAATGTATCAGGTAATGCTCCCATAGTATCTTCTACATTCATACCTGCTGAACCGAAAGACCAAAATGCTTTAGCTGCATCATCTGCACCCATTGCTAAATCTACTGACAATGTTTTCGCTAATTTTTCAGCAGCTTCTCTTTCTTGTTCTGTAACACTATCAAACATGTTCATAGAATTAATCATCTGCTCATCAAAAGAAGCAAATTTCTTTATTGCTATTCCTGTTGCAACTGTTGCTGCAATTCCTACTGTTGCAAGTGCTGCTCCTGCAAAAGCGCCAAATTTAGCCATTGCACCTTGAGCTTTTAGAAACCCCCTGGAATAATTATCTACCGCACTTATGATTATAGCTACTCCTGCTCCGCCTGCCAATAATGCTCCTATCGCCATTTCATCTTCTCCTTCTATTAGGTTTCTTTTTATTCGCTTTCTTTTGAGCTTTTTCTTTCTTTTTTTCTATTCTATTATATTCGTCTACTAAATTATTGATTTCTATCAATGTTAATTTCGGAATTTCTAAAAAGTTATATCCTTGTGTATGTAGGAAAAAGGCTAAACTACGTTCTGATTTTAACCTTTTTTCGACAAAAAATTCTCATCCTCCAGAAGTTTAGCTTTACTGCCAACCTCTATGGATTTTGATATTTCTTCTTGTGATTTGCTTACACTAATTGATAATATCGCTGTCATTATAGCCATTGATACATTAGGTAAAAGGTCTTTTGCTTTATCAACACCTATCTCTGGTTCAACACAATGTTTAGATATTATTTCAGCATCTGCATCTGAATCATTGCCAGCTTCTTTTGCCATCAATATCATCTTTTGCATTTCACCTTTAACCATTGGAGTAAGTTTCATCTCTGGTTTATCTGGTAATGATTCTATAACTACTTTTATGGGAATAAGTTTCCCTGTTTCATCTCTTTGAAATACATATTTTTCAACGTTTAACATTGTCATTTTAATTCATTTCCTCCCTTGTTTAGTAATAATTAAAAAATAAAAAAATAATACAATCACCAGGGGTTGTATTTTTCAATTGCGTCGGTTATTACTGCTGATGCTGTTGTTGCTGTTATCGTTACTGTATGCTCATTCATTCCTTCTAATGGTGATGGAGTATCCATTGATGTTATCTCGCATCCACTCAAAGTTATTCCTGTATGTTTTACCGCTCCTGCTGCAATATCTGCTCCTAACACCATATTAAATGAACTTCCGCCCTTATAATATTGGTCATACAAAATCTTAGCTTTTCCAACATCTGAATCTAAAGTTAAAGAAACTTCATATTCTCTATTACCTGGTATTGGTACACCAACTTCTTTACTTCCATTAGCATAATGCCTTGCATCAAAATTGTTATTAATTGAAAATGACCATTCTGTGACATTATCATATTTTGTTCCGCTTGGTATTGCTACTGACGTATCAGATGTTATGTAAGGTCTATCTGTTGCTGCTGTTAATGCTGTTACTGCCCCTGAAGTAAATGCTACACTCTGTGCAATATAAGATGTTTCACATGATAAAATATCACCTGCTGCTGCAGTTATAGTAAAACCATCAACCATGCATCCTGCATAAGTTCTTATAAAATTAAGTCCAGTTGGATTAAACTGATGACCATCTTCTAATGTAAAACTCATGAATGGGTTTGCTGTTCCGCTTGTAAAAGCATTGTTCATACTTGCATTGTTCACTTCTGATATTGTGTGAGTATACGAACCTGCTGCTCCTGCATCAACACAACTTCCTAAAGCATATCCTAACAATCTTAAATTCTGTGGATAATATGTTAATGTACCTGCTAAATCTACTTTTGTATCAACAAATGTTGACATGTTTCTTGTTGCTGAAGCCTGATATCTTACTATGTTTCGTTCAAAAGTTTCATCTGCTGAATGCTCTTGAACCTGTCCTATCCAAAGACCATTACCTGATGATGATGCATATGTTCCTGATTCTGCTAACATCGCAACTTGATTTTGTTCCGCCACTAATCTGCCCATTTTATTTGTTCCTCCGTTATGTTGTTATGAAAAAATATGTTGCAGTCAATATTTTTGACCTTATAACCTGCTCACCATCTTTTCCTAACGCTTCATCTAAATCTATTCCTGATGTAATTCTGAACTCGTTTAATGAGTTTGCAGAACTTCCTGTACTTGCTGTAAATTGTTTTGTTCTCAATGTATCATATACTTTGTTATGTAACTCATCTCGTTCCTGAACATTCCTTGCCCAGATTCTAATTTCTAATTCAAAATTTACTATTTGACCTGCATTTGCCATTCCTATTTTACGAGGAGCTTCAAACCCAGAACATTTAACTGTGATAATAGGATAATTAACAGGTCTAGTTGGATAACTTGTCATCACAAACTTACTTCCTGTTTGTCGAGTTGATGTAATAGGGTCTGTTACATTTGTTCTTAGAAGATTCCTTACAAATATTACTGTGTCAGATACTAATGTGCTTGATGATACCATATTCATTTCCTCGCATTGGAATTGATTATCTCGCTTTAATAATCAATTAAAAATATATTTTTATAAGTATTTAAATCTTTTTATGTTAATTATATAATTAAAGTTTCGTTGCTACACCAATTTTATCTTGTATTAATTTTTGAATCTTTATTTTATTCTTTGCCGCTGTGTTTTTAAAATGAGGTCTTGCATGCATTCGTGAAGTTCCAAACTCTAAAGCTGGAGCATATTCAAGGTCTGATGATACTATTCCTTGAGTTGCAGAAGTTTTAGATTCAGGACTTCTCATGAATCTTCCTGTATCAACAGTAACAGGTAATCCTCTTCGTCCTGCAATGCTTTCTTTAACTTCTCCTTCTGTGTATAATGTGGCTTGTCTTATACCAACCTTTATTGCGTTTTTTACTGCAATGTCCTTTCTTGCTAATGTTGCAATAGTTTTATTCACTCCTATTATTTGGAATGACATTGATTTCTTTGCCATTTTATTCTTTCGCTAAACTTCCAATCGGCAAATATCTCATATATAATTTCTTATAAACTATTGTATCTCCTACTTGCCATACTTTAACACCATCATCGATAAGACTATATTCTTTAGTAACTGGTGAGCCTGTACCTATCTTAATAGCTGCTCCAGATGTTGCAAGAGTGCCTAATACATATAATACAGAATCATTAGATGTTAATTTACCTTGTTCAAGAAGACGAGCCTCATAGCTATTAGATGCAGCTTTTAACGGTTGCTGCGCACCACTGGTCCAAACATCCGTTCCAGAAGCATTAGATAATTTATAACTATCATCATAGTAAGACCCTGAATCTGTCATTGAGTAATATTTTACTCTGATTTGATTACCAATCTCTTGGATTGTCTGTTGGATATCATTCTGAAGACTTGTCGCCGATACCATAGTCTTTTTTCTTGCTTAAATCCTTTTTTAATGGTGTATTGCTTACTGTATCTTCAACTAAAATGTATTGTTTGGTTTCTACTAAAGCTTTAACTTTGCTTTCATCAACCTCAACAATTTCATTAGGCTGAAATGGACTTATGCATTTAAGTTTTACATTTGTCATTTTATCACCCTCGTTTAATATCTTTAATATCTGTTTTTATTTCTTTTATATCACTTTCAATCATTTCAAGCTTTTGTAATATAACTGCTGATTGAGCTTCTAATGCTCTTATTCTATCGTCTGTTTTTTCTACATATGCTGAATGTGTTATTGAAGCTTCATCCCAGACTTTTTCTAAATTTGAAATTCTATTGTTAACCTGACCATAACCAAATACAAAAGGAACACTTGCACAAACTATTACCACCACAAGCATTAACAATGCCATTGTATATTTTCCTATCGCTATTCCACCATTTCCGTCACTTTTTATATAGTGCTTTATCACTGTTATCACCCTATCCTAATGCTTTGTAAAAACTTGTTTTTTGTCCTATCATATTTAATTCATTCATTGCTATTTCTGTCATTGCTATTGCTGAAGTTGCAATGTTACTTGATGCTCCTTTCTTTGATGAGAAATCTCCTAACTTAATTGTATCAACGTCTGCTCCTAATGTTTGCATTGAAGTCATAACATCTACTGCTGTAAGTTTAGTAATCGGAGATTGAAATTGTAATGGAATAGAATTAGAGCCTATTGAATCTCCTGTATAGTTTGCACAATATTGTCTTTTCTGGTCTGCTATTTCTAATAAAGTTGTTCCACTTATTGATGTTGGAACGTTCTCTACTAAAACCAATACCGCTGTGCTTACTGACCCAAGATTCCAATCGCCCATTTTATATCACCTTAAAAATCTACACTACCAATTCTTAGCCAATCTGTTCCTGAATCATTTAAGAACACTTTATCTGCTAATGTATCATAAGCTATAACTGCTCCACTTTGTCCACCTATTCCTATACCTTGACCTGCAGGGCATACAATACCACTTGGATTTCCTTGAACGAACATTAATGAAGCTCCACCACCAAGATGTTGTTTCATTCCTGATACTAAACCTTGAACTGTGCTTCCTGTTGTATCTGTTGCCATATTATATCACCTTTGTTATATTAGCGTTACAATTTGGACAATGTAAATCTGTTCCACATTTCCCTGCTCCGCTTGTAATTTCCATTGTAGAACCGCATTTACTACAAATTAAATTTGGATTAATCTTTGGTTCTTCTTTTACTACAACTGGTTTAGTTGCAGCTTTTCCTTTTTTAGTTAATTTAAATGCTATTGTCATTTTGTATCACCTTATGCTACATGAATTTCTCCAGATTCTCCTGCTGTATCTGTGGTTCCCCAACAATTAGAAAGCCACATTGTTGCTGGTATAAAAGCTCCAGTTCCTGCTGCTTTAAATGTTAATTCTGTTGATGACGTTGGATTTATTTCGCATCCAAAAGTACATCCTGTAAGAGTTCCAACACAACCTGTTGCATCAATATATCTATTAGTTCCACCAGAAGATAATGCTGGTAACGACGTAAATGTGCAATTTTTAACCGTCACTCCATTAATACCTGAACCTGCGCCTTTAAGATATAAATTACAATTTGTATTTGCTGCTGGACCACTCATTATACAATCTTCAATTATCCAATCTTGTGGTTGTGTATTAGAGGTTCCAACTAAACATACATCAATTTCATTCTTATAGAAATTACAGCCTGATACTAACAACTGCCATGCGTTTCCTGCTGCTGTTGTATAAATTCCACCACCATCTGCAACTTTTGTAGTAACTTTACAGTTTTTAATATGACAATTAACTATACTTGTTCCAAATGCTGCTTTAGCTGCATAATCATCGTCTAATAGAATTCCACCACCTGTTGAACCTGCGCCATTAATACCAATGTTTGCTATCAAACATCCTGGTGCTCTAACAGTAATCATTGCTGTTGAACCTGCGCCTATCTTAATTTGTGGTAAACCACCTTGTGTTCTTCCTCTATTTACACCAATCAATGCTAAATTTGATGCTGCATAAGGTATAATAACTGTCTCTGCATAACTTGTTGGGTCGCCTGTATAATCTACTATTGTTTTTGCTGCTACATAAACAACATCACCAGAACCTGCAACTGCCATTGCTTCTGTTATTGTTAGAAATGCCTCCTTCCAAGTTGTTCCATCTCCAGAACTACCTGTTGCTTGACTTCCGTCTACATACCAAGTGTTAGCATCTCCATCTGGGAAAATAGTTCCAACATTACCTGTTGCT